GGGCCGCCCATGCTATTGCCTTCCGCCAGAATAATACTCGGTTTCCAAATTGCTGACAAGCGCTTCAAGCGGTCGACCTGCAGCGAGTAGTTTGTATCGCTCATGCGCTCGATGGCATGCACTTGCATTGTAGCAGAGTCCAGCACGGTAAAGACGGTAGCGTCATGCGTCCGCCCCCAGTCTACGCCAATGACAAAGTTGCTTTGCTCGGTCGGCGGCGGCGGCTGGCGTATGCAAGCATCGATGCCGCGAAACACGCCGCCCGCTTCGTCAATGAATTCCGCGAGCCATTCCTGCTTGTAGGTGCGGTCGCTTACCATTGACTGCGCAAGCTCTGCCGCCCGCTGTATGCTCGGCATGGGATTGTTTATTGTCGGGGCATTGAAGCAGCGATGTTCGGGGTTGCCTTCCTTGCCGCGCATGTATTCGCGCCAGAACCAGTTGCGCCCCATTGGCGTGCTAATGGCAATCAACCTGCCAGACCGGTCGGCTAGGGTTGGCAGCACTACATCGGTGTAAGTCTCTTCTCGTATGCGGGCGGCTTCGTCAATAATCACGAGGTCAAAAGCTTCGCCGCGCAAAGCAATATCATTGTCAGCGGTATAGACTGCAAGCCTGCCGCTAACAAACTGTACGCTCATCTCGCTGCGGTGCAGAGTGCCAAAGCCGGTGGCATGCTGCTCAATGAAGCGCCACAGGGCGCGGGCATTGCGGTAGGTCGGAACAATCCATGCGACCTGTCCGCCGTACATTGCTTCGCCCAAAGCAATGCTGCCTGCCATGAGCGTCTTGCCCCATCGCCGCCCCATAGCGACAATCTTTATGTGGGCGGGGTCGCTCGCTATCTCATACTGGTCTTGGCGCAAGTGCGGTAATAGCATTGCCGAATATGTAAGGCTGTATATCTACCCGCGCTTGTATGTCCACGCGGTCGCTATACTCGCGGTCTCTCGCATTCTTCAGTGTAAACATTACTGCCCATGGCTCGCCGCGTTCAATTGCTTCGTCCAGCTTATACTCGGCGCGGTCTTTGCGGCGCTTGCGCCAATGCTCGACAATCTCCAAGCAGTCAGCGCTTTCTTTGATATAGCTCTCTACGGTTACGAAGGCGCAGCCAAGCAGTTCCGCAGCTCCCGTCTTTAGCCCATGCGCTTGCTTTAGCGCGAGCGCGACTTCTTCGGGCGTGTATTTCTTTGGGCGAGCCATAAGACTTAGGTAATGAGCTTACTGCTCCAGCGCAGCGGGCTTGCCAAGCACATAATCGTGCTGCATCCAAGCAATGGCAGCATAGGTAAGCGGGGTTGCCAGTGCTTCGTATGCGGTCTTAAATATGACTTGGCTTGCTATCAGCCAAGGCAGTATCTCGAAGTCAAGTACCCCATAGAAGGCAACCAGAATAAACAGGGCGCTATCAATCGTCTCTCCAACAATCGTGCTCGCAATCGTGCGCGTCCAAAGCCACTTGCCATTCGTAAGTGCTTTCATTGCGACCATTACCCAAGCGTTGGCGTTCGTTCCGAATAGATAGGCAATGAGCGATGCTGCTACCAGCCGCGGAGTAAAGCCCAGCACAGTTACAAAGGCTTCCTGTCCCTTCCAGAAGCCGGGCGCTTCGAGAGCGAGCGTTGCTACGAATACCAGCACCATAAGAATGTTGATAATAAAGCCCAGCCAGATAATCCGCCGCGTTACCTGCAGCCCGTAGACTTCAGGCATGATGTCTCCGATAATGTAAATAATCGGAAACAGGATAACGCCTGCTGTCACATGCAATCCGAATGGCGCGTCCCATAGCTTGCCCGCTATGATATTGCTCACCACGAGAGCCACGCAGTAGAGAGCCACCAGCGCCGTAAACTTGTCGCTTTTCTTGAACACAATAACTCCTTAATAATCGGTCGATATTCTCATGCCGTAAATGGTAGGGTCAGGTACCCCGCTCAATTCAAAAGCCTCTATTCTTTCGGTGCATGTCCCGCAAGTTCCGCAATGCACTTCTCCGCCCTTATAGCAGCTCCAAGTTTTCTCGAACGGGACGCGCAGCTTATCACCTATGCTTACGATGGCATCTTTAGTAATGCTCATGAATGGCGCAAGCAGCTGGCAGTCGCTTATGCCATCGAGCGCCTTTGCCTGCATTGCTGCAAACGCCCCTATAAACTCGGGTTTGCAGTCGGGGTAAATAAAATGGTCGCCCGCATGATTGGCAATGGCAATGTAATCGCTCTCGTCTGCTACGCCAATACCGAATAGAGCCGCAAGCATAATAGCATTGCGGTTTGGCACCACGGTAATCCGCATTGTCTCAGCGGCGTAGTGCCCATCGGGTACTGCTATGGCATCGGTCAGGCTGCTACCGGTCAGGAATTTGCCCAAGCCGGTCAGGTCGATAATGTCGTGCCGCGCTTTTAATAGGTTGGCAATGCTTTTGGCATGCTTTATTTCTTTGCGGTGGCGTTGCCCGTAATCGAAAGACACCAGCCGGATTGCGTACCCCAAGTCTCTGCATTGATAAGCGAGAACGGTGCTATCAAGCCCGCCGCTAAATGCCACGATAGCTTTCATCTTGCTTTGCCGAAGGCTTTGACTAGTTCTGACATGAGGTGCATTTGCTCAAATAAGTTTTTGCCCGCAAGCGGAACGCTGGCTGCCGGCCAGACTGCTTGGCATAATTTAGTATACCGCACTCCGCCAAGAGCAACGCAAGTCTCTTCGATTATGCCAAATCGTATTGCCTGCTGGTTTACATAATGCGCTGTTACGGAGCCTGCTTGCCCTAGCGTTAGAGAGTATGGCTGCACCATGTCGTCATTTGCCAGCAACCCATACTTTGCGCTTAGTATAAAGATTGCTTCGTTATTAGCAAATGTTTGCGCATACCGGCGGCACATCTTATGGTAGCCGCCAATATACATAGCATGCGCTGGGCTAGCATGCTCTTGCTTTGCTTTGCCGCATGGAATAATGCAAATCATGTAAGCGCCTTGCCGCGGGCAATGCCATTCTTTATTGCATTCCACTGCGTCTTGCCAGAAGGCGATGCCAAGTAAACGCGTATGCCTTCAGGCACCGCATGCTTTCTCCCGAATGAAGTCTCCATGTCTTTGCGGATATTTACCATGTATAGGCGCATGCCTTCCCGCTGCTGGGCGCCGGGAATTTGAATGCCGCCAAACTTGTTGCGCAGATACTTTTCTGCGACCATGAATGATAGTACGCCTAAAGCGCATAGCCGTTCCAAGCACTCGCCGTTCATGACTTTATTCTTTTCCCTGTCGGCAAAGTCGCGCCAGTCAAAGCCGTATTCTTCAAACAAGTGCTTGCTGCGATAGCATTCTTTTATGCTGCTGAGAGCGGGGTTTTCGAATACTCCGCGGCGGCGGTCGAACAAGTGCAAGCGCCCCCACATAAATCCGCTTGCCCATGTGCTGCTATCCACCGAGTACCATGGCAGCTCGGACATCGGCTTCCAAGCGGTGATACCGTAACCATGGAATACTGCCTTGCCTGCCGCCATTTGAAACGCTTTGATTAGATAGCGCATGCGCGTCTTGCTAAATACTGCCAGCGGTACCAGCCCGCCCAAAGCAATGTAAGTGTAGCCCGCGGCAAGCAAATCTTCGAGCGGCTTCCATTCATTGCTTGCATGGAATACCGGCAATGGCGCATATCCTGCATTTTCCATAATGCTTTGATTGACCGCGGTCGCATTGGCATCCCCGACAACATCGAAGTTGCTGTATGTCACGAACCAATGCTGCCAGCGTTTTATCCATGCCATGTAGTCGGTTATGTTTACCTGCGCTCCGGTCGTCATGGCGCTAAACGCCCCGCTGTCCGCGAAGATTTGCGGATAGGGCTGCGCGAAGCATGCCGGTATCATCTCGTCTAAATCTGCTTTCTTATAAAAGTGATAACTTAAGAGCAGGTTGGGGTAAACAGGGTTAGGCTCCATCTTGCTCTGCGCGGTCTAGCAGCAATGTAAAGCGGGCAAGCTCATCAGTACCGGGCAGGCTATCGAGCAGTATCTTAAAGCGTTGGGCAGCATCGGGCGAGACTTGCAGCCTTATCCACGGCCATAATTCTTCTTCGCTCAGGTCGCCATACTCGGACTGCAATTGCTCTAGCGTCTTTTGTTGCTGCAGCTCTGCGCCAAGAAACTCGCGCAAGTTCATGGCATCGTTGTTCCAAAGCTTTAGGGTGTCAGCGTCCATGCCCCAACCTTCGATGGCAGGCGCGTCCCAAGCGCTTAGTTTGTCCCAGTCCCAGCTTCCGACCGCGCCGACATGCGCAGTTATTACGAGGCGCTGGCGCTCGGCATCAGTCAACGGGCGGCTTGCCGCTCGCGCAGCGACCACGAATGTTTTGCCATGCAAAGTCAGCAGGGCGCTTAGGCGCTGGTGCCCGTCATAGACTTCTTGCTCGGGACCAATGGCAATGGTTTGAAACTGTCCGAGCTCAGTCCAGCTATCCACGAGTCGCTTGGCTTGTTCTTTCGTGGTGTAGCGCGGGTTTTCGCTCCAAGGCTTTAGCTCCCCGAGCTTTACCTGAACATTGCTCCACTCGATTTTATCGGTGTGTGCCATTTGCTTCTATTCCAGTCGCAATGCTATAAGCTCCCAGCGCAGCCACTACGGTATTTGCCGCCTGCGCAGCGTCCATGTTGCCGGTCTGCCATGCCCCGACAACTGCCACGATGCTTGCGACCATTGCCCAGAACTTGCGGCTGCGTAGCAGAGAAGTAAGTTTACTCATATAAGTCTCCTATAAAGTTTTGCGGTTAGTAAGGGTAGGGAAGAAAACGGGCGACCAATACCAGCTCCAAGGCGAAGCCTGCGCTCAGCATTGCCGCCAAGAGCAGCCCTGCTAGCAGCTGCTCATCTTGTTTACTCACGATGTCCAGTCATGAACCATTGCAGTATTGTAGCACTGCGCATGGGAATGTAAGCGTTCATTCTTTCGATGGAGCCGCCATTGATTGTTTTCTTAGTCTTAGTAAGCTTTGCTTCGTAAGCAGTCAGCTGCCCGCCTGCATTGCATAATTTTACTACCATTAGCACCTTGCTGCGCACGATGTAAAGGAATCCATACAAGGGCAATTTTTGCACTTTGGCTTTGTCAGCATTGACGAGCAGTTTGCTCTCGCTTATCAGCCAGTAGTTTTTATACTTTTGCACAAACTCATGGTACAGGCAGTCATCTCGGCACTTCGTCTCGACCAGCGCGACCGCATTTTCTTTATAAATAATCCAGCCATCGTAACTGATTGGCTTCGTCTTATCAGTATGCCGAATGGTATAGCCCTGCCTTTGCTTTTCAAATATTGCATAAGCCTGCTTCTCATGCTGGGCGCTGATAATGCCGAGCGGGGAATTTATATCGAGCATGGTTTTTAGCGTCTAAATCAGCAACAGGGG